GATACAGTCGACAAGAATGTTCTGTCGATGTTACCTGCTCCAATAGCCATTTTTTAAATAATTTAATTGTTAAACACTATTTTTTAGTAATAGTCATACCTTGTAAGAATGCAATTGGGTCATCTGATGGTCTTTCAATACTGTTAGACTCAACAACCGTCTTGTTAATCGTCGGAGGTACAACGTTCTTTAGTTCAGACTCCATCGCCTTGCGTCCTAAAGACTTTCCGTGTTTAATTAATTCGCTTATAAATTGAGTTGGATTCTGTGCGAATGCAACTGTTTTTGTCCACTTATCCCAATCAACACTTCCGTCTTTTGCAAAGATGGAAAGGAACTTGTTTGAGTCCATTGCATAATCAACAACAGCATTAGGGTCTTGAATCTGGTAGTTAATACCTTCTCCATTAGCTCCCACTTTAATGACGTTGTCTTTTATTACAGCGGCTACTCCTTCACTAATAATTTTTCTGCTCTGTTCTTGTTGAGCAGCAAGTTCTTCCTGAGAAGGACCTGTTGACGCTTGTGGTGATTGAACGTTGTTTAGGAATTGCTGTTGCTCCTCCATAAAGGTCTTTCGTAGCTTTTGTGCATCTCGCTTTAACAAAGCTTCTCCGACTTCCTTGTCTTCTTCATCATAAGAATCTAACCCGTATTTTTCTAGCTCCTTGTCAAACAGTTTCTGTCTTGCCTTAGGACTCAAGTCGGAGTTCTCTGTATCAAACTTAACTTTAAGTACTTCTAAGTCCGACATTTCTGTGTAGTCGACTTCGGTTGCTCTTAAGAAGGGCTGTAGCGTACCATACGTCTCGTAGTACTGCACAGCCTTCTCAATGAACGGGTCTTTAAACTTATACGCAGTAGGAGTTTCGTCACCCGCTACGACTGCTGTATCATTCGTCTGAATCGTCTCATCCTCCTGAATTACAGTTTCTGTCGCATACCCAGCCTCGGAATCTGCCTCCTGTGTATTTTCTACTGAAGTCTCAACGTTCTGAGACTCATTATCTTCATCAGAAACATCAACTCCTTGCTCTTCAGTGCTATCATCTGCACTAGAAGTTTCTTCGGAAGCTGCTGTAGTTTCTTCTGTTTTCTCAATTGGTTCGTCTTTAGACAACAATTCGTCTAGGTTAATTGGCTCTGCCATATTATATTATTGTTTGGTTATGCAAATGTATAAACTATTTCTGTTTACTTCCAAGCTCCTTTTCGCTCTTCTTAATCTGGGCAATATATTCTCGGCTATCTGCCTCAATCTTAGCCGTATTAATCTTGCCCTCAAGCTTACCTTGCTCAATCATTGCCTCATTTTGCAACTTCATAGCTAATAACTGTGCATCTAGTTGAGCCTTTCTGTCCATTACTTGGATTTCTGCAGCAGTTTGAACTTCAATAGTCTGCTGTTTAGCTTGTTCGGCTGCCACTGCTGCCTGCTGCTGAATCTGACCATTCATTTGCTGCTGCTCCATCGCGCGCTTCTGCTTCTCCTCGTCATTCTGCTTAATCTTGTATGCAAGCATCACCTCAGCGTACTTCATATTCTCAAGATTTTCAAGCATAATAGCGTCAGCTAATGTAATCTGCCCAGATTGAATAGCTAAGTTAACTCTTTGAGCTAATTTCTCTTTCTCAAACTCCGTTGGCTTTTGAGAGATAATCAATCCGCATTCGTGTGCACTAGTATTAGGGTCTAACTTAAAGAATTGTACCGATGAGCTACCAAGCGCACGAATATAACCCTCAATTGTCCCATTTTCTGCTGAATCTTGAATACGCAACGTTAAACTGTAGCATAATCTCTCTAGTAATTCGCGTTCAGCGCGCTTAATGAAGTCTAGGGAGTTATTAGTAGATTCAGATGCATACTTCGCCACACCATTTAATGTCCGTGGGTCAGGTGTTGAACCATCTGTAATCTCATTAAATCCTAAAATGTCGCGAAGTAATTGGATGTTATTTGTAATGATTCCAAAGTACTGATTTGCTTCGTTACCAATACCATTATCAAGTTCTTCAATAGGCTTGTAATTACTAGCTGTACCTTCGTCAGATAGACGGCGATAAACTAAGTTACCCGTCTGATTGTATAAGTCAACAATCTGCATAGGAGTTAACGCCTTGCCACCTTTACCGATAGGCACATTCTCCAACGCACCAATCTCAATCATAATACCACGAGGACGCGCGCGTAGCATCACATTCTGTAGTTTGTACCAAGCCATCTGAATCTGGTCAGCAATGGCTTTCATTTGGCTACCTAATGAATAAGTAACCATCTGATAGATATTTGGCGCTACAACGTGATAAGAAAGCGTAGTGTTAGTCAAGTCTGACTTAGCGCGCTTCATATTTGTAGCAAGCTTGCAATCAAAGAAAATGTCGCTATCTACAATCCATTTACCTTGGTAAACAACTTTGTAGTCAGTCTTAGAATATTTCTTATCTTTGCGACCTGGCTTTGCTTTAGCGGCTCTTCCTACAACAACGTTACCTTTAGAGTTAACGCGTTCCTCAAGAATCATACTATTAACAGAGTAGAACTCAATATCTAATACTGAGATACGGAATCCGTCATAGTTTTTAGTTTGATTAAACCCTGTGTTCTTAACTAACGTAGGATTACCCATCTTGTTAGTGTATTTCTCAGCAATCTGCTCGTATTGTTCTGTAGTAATCTGGTCACCTGCTAACTCTTTTAAGTCAGAGATTGTCATCTCTACTACCTCGCCCATATACTGAACATCCTTAAATGATGGATTAGTCGTATAAGACATAACCATATTCGAAGGATTTACGCGTCGGATTTTAATATTTCCCGCAGCATCAAAGTATTCTTTGTATCCTGTAATACCAAAGTCGTGTAGGTCTTCGATAGCAAGTGCGCGTTCTTGGTTAAAGTTGTTAAGATTTAACACAAGGTCAATAGCCTGCTCCATCTCAATAGCCATTCTATGCTTATATGAATAGTTCATATACATATCAAGCTCCTTAAGATTAGCGGCATCAACATCAGCCTCTGGAATCAACTCTGGGTCAACGCCTTGCTTTTGGAATTCTTCTTTTAAGATTAACTTAGCCGCATTATCTGCGTAGAACTTATTCTTGTCATCTTGTGCAATAGGGTCAATAGCGTCTACAGAAATATTAAAGTCAGACTTCATTAATGTAGCAAGCGCAATACGACGGAACTTAGGGATAATAGGTAAGATGTCCCAGCTTATGTTGGCTGTTGATTGGTCTTCATTAGCAGTGGAAGATGGGTTAACCAACTTCTTATATCTGCTAACGGACTGTTTACCAAGCATATACAATTTAATCTCGTGATAATTCTCTCTACCATTGTATAACTGGTTAGGATAATAGGTTCCAAAATCTCGCCAAGCGGCTTTAATGTATTGTGCAATCCAATTCTTGTCCTTCTTTTCGTTTTCGACTAAGTGACTTGGAAAGTCCATATTCTTTGGTACATCTTTTTCCATCATAGCTTAAAATGGGAATATCTCCCTTATATCGTATATTTTCTGTTTTTGCTCTACTCTTTCACTAAACTTAGACTTGTTAGCTTGTATTAACGTGTAACCAGATGCCATCGCGGCATCAAACTTGGTCGTCTTGTTAATATCAAACTTTAACCAGTCTTGCAATAATCGCATAAAGATAACCTTTTCTACGTTCTCTGTAATATAACTTTCTGTCACTTCTGCAATCTGCTGGTGAGTCTTAACCGTTGCAGAGATTCCGTACTTACTTGCGCCAGGTAGTTTAACTAGAAATTTGTCATATCCTCTGTACTCAAAGTACTTAATCAATCCAACCTTGTTATCCTCGGATAATATCTCGCATCCAAAGAAATGACAAAGCTTAATCATATCCTCGTAGAATATCTCAGCCTTCTCGGGTCTGTTAAGATACTCAACTAAGAATGTCTCACTAAACTCGTCTAGCGCATCATATCTCCTGTACACATAACACGCTCCATCTGACCGCTCCTTACTTGTCGTAATGCTATGGTCAAAGGGGTCAACTGCTATTGCATACTTCTTACTCTGCTTAGGCACTTTGCGAGTACCATATTCCTCTACTTGATTAAAGTTAGCGTAGTCGTATATGTTAAGTTTCTTATGAACTAAGAACTTACCATTAGATGTCTCGTTAAAAACAACTCTACTGTCACGCTCTGCTTTTTCCCAAACAAATTCTCCACGCAAATATAAATCTTTTTCAGCAATCCACGATATAGATTCCATCTGTCTGTTAAGTGCCATCGCATCATACAAACAAGTATCCGCTTCGCTAAAGAATGCCTCGCCTATGGTAAATGGGTTCTTGCGTATAAAAGAAGCCAATGCTCTCGGGTCCATCTCTAAAGCAGCACGTTCCGCTAGATAAAATTCTTTTGCCTTCTCTTCGTCAGCTTGACCAAACTTGTCATAGAACAATGTTTTATAGGCAGGCATAAAGTACTGGTACAATCCAGAGCGGGTTCTACCGTTGGCATTCTTCTCGTTCTGATTAGATGCGTCCCATAACATCTTAAAAGATTCACCACCATCCTCCATCTCCTCGACGGTAGTGGTGTATAAAGCCTTGCCGATAATATTCTCTTCCTGCTGCAAACAGAACTGAAGGACTTGGTGTCTATCATATACGTCTACGTTCTTGGTCTTACCTGCCTCATCGCCTAGGTAGCGATGTAGCTTCATACCGTCATAAGCAAACTTATCAGCCGATTTAAAAGTAATAGATGATTCAAGCTCAATCTTTTCAGCAAAAATGTCGTCAGTTGCACCTCGTTTGTTTGTTTTAAAGAATCTCAGTTCACCTTTGGGGGTCATACCCTTTTCAGTATCGTATATAGGGACAAAGAAATCAGGCAAGTACTTGAATGGCATAATAACTCCCTTAGCGAATACGTTCTCTTTGGCGTCCTCAAATGTCTTTGATTGAATACCTGCGTTCTTGTTTTTGCTTCTAGAGGTTAGTTCGAATAAGAATGCACCCGCACGCATAGTCTTTCCTTGGCGACGCTTAGTAACCTCTACCATTCCTAAGCAGTTAGGGTCTTGAATAACGTATTCTAAGAACATAAAGAAGTCCCTATCTGTCATCCTGAAAGATGGATATCCCACGTCAAGCTTCCAATGAACCAAATAGAAGTAATGTAGACCAGTAATATATGTCGCGTGACCATTGTTATAGAACCAGAATCCATTAAGACGTCTGTCCCATTCTTGGTTGCGATATTCTTGAAGCTCAGGATTAAAATATCCAGGGTTAGTCTTTTGGGTCGCAATCTCTTTCTTGCGCTTTATCTCGTAGTCTTTAGGAGGCTCTGGTCTTTCCCAGTACTGGTAGTCTTTCTTAACGGAACGCGCCATTACCTCACGCTTCTCCCATTGGTTGGTTATAATATTGTAGACGTAACCATTTGGCGGGATGTTAACCTTTATGCCATTTATCTCGTAGTCTTTTCCTTTAGGATGCTTTCTATACATTAGCTATTGATTCTGGTGTTAGGTTGAGAATTTCACTCTTCTTCTCTTTAGTGTCACCAAAGAGCTTATCCTCGTAAGCTTCAATTCGTTTAATGATGGCATCGCACTCAGCCATTAGCTTTGACTTAATCTCAAGCGCCTGCAACTTATCCTTGTCAGTCTTGTATGCGGTGATAGGAGACAATAACTCTCCCTGATACTGCCATAATACCTCTTCGTTAGCGGCTAGTATTGACCACACCTTTGACGATTGATAGCGTAGGTAGGAGTTTATATAGGCGAGGATATTATTGTCCTTTAAATCAAAGATATCGGACGCATCACCTTTTATGCCAGCCATTTCAGCAGCTTCCTCCTTACGCTCCTGTATGTTAGATATCTTTAATCGAAGAGGACTCTTTTGGTCGTACATCAAAGAAACATAAATAAGAATCGGAATTTCCGAAGCGGGTACGTTCCCAAATACCTGTTTGATAATTGGATTTTTTGCAAGGTTGCTATCATAGATAGGTATTGCTAAATCTGCGAAATCTTCTTTGTTAAATAATGCCATATCTTTTATGCTCCTACTATATGTTACGCGGTATTGAAGTCGGCGGCGGCGCGGCGTCCCAACCTCTTTTCTTTTTTTTGTCTTCTAAGAGAAGCAAGCTTCTTCTTTGTTTCAGATTGGATAGCCTTTAGGCTCCGCAAAATAGTATATATTAATCTTATTTATTATATTATATATTATGTGGTGTTTCTACACCAGAGGTCTGGTGTTTTTACACCAGAGGGTATGGGGTTTCTACACCAGAGGGGTATGGTGTTTTAACACCAGAGGGGTACCACTAAAGTTTTGATGATAAAATATCGCTTTGACGCACCGTATAGTACTCTTTCCCTTCTATCTTGTTTATGAAATTAGAGTTTTTGTTCAACAAAACTAGCTCACCAGGTGCAACTTCTAGCTCAATTCCTTCCCCAACTGCCTTGCCAATGTATGATAATCGAGCAAACTTAGTTGATGGCTTTTTATTGATACCAATTACTAGTCCAGAAGCAGATGTTATCGCTTCAATTTTCTGACCATTAACCTCAACTTGATTAAACTCTTCTTCAACCACCGCTTCACATAAAGTCCAGCTACCAACAGGTAATATATTGCCACTCCTAACGATACAAAATACCCAATAATAAGGTACTTTATAATAGTTTCCGTAGATACAGTTCGTTTCATCAGATGTAGTTAAGTAATGAAAGTATATAATGTCTCCTACTTGTACGTTCTTTTCCACCTCAATACCTTCTTCGTTGTAAGCTTTACCGTCTGGCACAGCTATTACACGACCATATATTCTAGCGTACTGTGTAGGATTAAATTCTGGGTCTATACGCAGCTTTAAATTACCGTATTCGATAGTGTCATCCATTGAAGCACCGACCTCAACCACAACCGTATTTGGTGCAGATTTTTTGATATCGTAAGTAAGCATTAATAATGTTTGTTTGGTTTGTAAAGGTAAAGATAGACAGATAGCCACATATATCCAATTCTTATCTCCATATGTTTCCACTGCCAGTTTGCTCTAAACGCAGTTTTTTCAGCGCGTAGATGGATTGTGGAGGTTATATATATTATACGAGGGGTCGCGCGCACGAACGACAAACGGGATTTTGCAATGGGGTGGGGTCACTTTATCAAATCCAAATTCCAAAATTATGGTCAATGTATTACTATGATACAATAGACAATTCCCAATGTATCTCTTTGATACAATAGACCATCTCATCGGTATTATATTTCCGATTGTCATTCATACAAGAAAGGAAATGTGCAAGGGTTGTGTGAAAGGAATGAATCTCGATAAGTTATGCACGGTCTTTGTGTAATAATATGTGCCATAGGATTAAATGGAGACGTATTTGACCTAAGGGAATAACTCCCTCACATCCATCCCCAAAGAAAAACCTCCCATTTTACTAGCATTCGTTTTAAGGGGTCAAATCTTTGATTTAAGACATTTTTGTGTTTGAATGTCCATTCTATAAGCCCTGCGTGAGATAATGCAACAGGCGCAAAATTGGGGTATTTTGAGGGGTATATTATTATTATACATATAGTATATAAAGGGGGATTTCTTGATAAAGTGCAAAAACTTTAAAATTCGCTGTATTTATCTAAGAAATATGAGGTAAAATGGTGTTTCGTCGACACATTTAGCCATTTCGTCTACTACTTGGGGTTTGAGAGAATCAGGGTATTGATAAAACAAAAGATTTACCTAATTTTACATTGCCAATCAGGGAAAACGTTCTCTACTACGGCAAACGCTGTTTAACATAACGGAATAAGCATTGTGACACCTTCAGTGGTGCGAAGTTCGAGAGACTCCAGTGCGATTCACCCAGTGAGACGGGTGATAACGCAAACAAGACTAGCCCAGTGCGTAGGGAATTGGCAGAGGCTCGCAACCTCTCCTAGTCACTAACTTAAACACACACACTATTATGAAATTCGTATCAAACTATCTTGTAGGAGGAATTGTCCACGCAAAAACAAAATGTAACGCACTTGTAACTATTGCAAAATTAATGGATTACCCTGATTATAAAATTTATTGGAAGGGAAATAACCCTTATATGTTACCATTTGCTCAGTCTCGTAGGGTATTCGAGGTGTATGCATCGCACTCTAAGATGGGAAAGGCTCTTATGGTAGAACAAAGAAGGTATGCAGTGTAACTGATGAGTCTTAGATAGACGAAACGCCTTCGGGCGTCTTACACATTTCCCTTGCGGTGCTTAGGTCAACCGCTTACAAATCTTATGAATCCTATCATCAAAATTATCATCGGTTCTTTTATTGGTCTTTATGCGGTATGCGCATTCGTATCTTGGGACATCGCAGTCCTAGCACACACTACAGAAGGCGCGCGCTTAGGCTACATCTTCGGAAGTTTATTTATCTCTACGATTATAGTATGTGCAGTAGAGCAATTCAAAGACGATAACAAGAAGTAATGAAGACATTCAACAAAGTAGTTGTCTTCTTCCTAGGGGAGGAGGCATCACAAGATAAGGGTGAATTAATCACCGCATTAGTAATCGCAACCTTATGCGCTTTCCTTTTACCATTACTTTAATCTATCACGCTCAACTTTAATACACACAAATCTTATGGCAACTCAAGCAGAATTAATCGACCAAATCAATAATACAATCATCGAAGGCTTACAGACTAAAGGCTTACAATGGTTTAAACCTTTCAAGGATAGCGTAACCAATCAATGGAACGCTATCAACTCCCAAGGTAAGGCTTACCGCGGTGTTAATCAGTTCATCCTATCAGCTAAGGCAATCGAAAAGGGATGGGTTAATAAGTGGTTCACCTTCGCTCAAGTAAGTAAACTAGACGGACGCGTTAACAAGGGCGAGAAGTCTACGGATGTATACCTTTGGAAGGTCAACTTTGCGGTAGAGATTGCGGGTAAGGTTCAATACTTCCCGCGCATCGAGGACATCCCCGCGCACCTACAGAAGCAAGCTAAGAAGGCGTTTTATCTGCAGACATTTAAGGTGTTCTCTATCTCTCAGACTAACCTACCAATCGACACGCCATCACAACCTATCGAGGTGACAGAACTAGAAGCAGACGCACACGCTGAAGCTATCCTTGAGGCTTGGTGCAAAGAGGTGACTCTTAAGCATAGCGGACAAGGTCGCGCTTACTACTCTCCTAGTGGTGACTACATCCATATGCCCGCAAAGACAACGGAGCAATGGAAATCTAACGGGGACTATTACAAGGTATTCTTTCACGAGGCTATCCACTCTACGGGTCACGAGTCTAGACTTAATCGCTTAGACAAGACGGCAAACTTTGGCTCTGACGAGTATTCTAAGGAGGAGTTGGTAGCTGAGTTAGGTGCGCTATATTTAGAGGCTATCACGGGCATTCAAGCAATCGTTGACGATGTCAAGAATTCGCAAGCATACATCAATGGATGGATTAGCAAATTGAAGTCTGACCCTAAGTTAATTATGAGTGCATCTACCAAGGCTCACGAAGCGGTAGAGTTAATCTTATCAAAGTAATTCCACTACCAACATTTAACCTTGCGGTGTATAGGTCAACCGCTAACTCTTATGATACGCTTAGACACAAGAAATAGCCATAGCCAGAAAGTTGTAGACGAATGGAACTCAGTAGCCTACCACTTCTCAGAGTATGAGTTACTTGAAATTATCCTCCGCAGATGGGCGGATGACGAAGATATTGCAAGCATCACAGAGTATATTAAAGACACTTATTACGAAAATAAAAAAGACTAATTATGGCATCAGTAAGAGAAATCCTAGAAACCAACAATGACTTGCGCTCACGCTATGCGGAGACAATCAGAAACTTTTGCAAGGAACGTATGTATTCTAATTCGGGGGATAAAGAAGCTCCCGCTATTAGAAACATTATGGACATCTTCTTTTGGATGGGCGAAATCTCAGAGAAGCAGATGGATTGGGTAGTACGCTACGCCACAAAGAATAGAATTACCGAGGTAACAACAAATTCCACGAGCAACATTTTAACCAAGCAATAATGGATATCAAAGTAAACATCCTAGAACTAGCAAGCGAACTTGCTGATAAAGAACTACAAGAGAAATGGGACTTTCGTGATGGGCAAGTATTTGTCGATGACGAACACGGCGGTCTGATGTATTCAGAATCCGCACAAGAAATTTTTAATAGATTATACGACGAGTATTATACAATCATAGACCAATTAAAGCGATGAATCCTAACACACCTTACGAAAAATACAACTACGACTTTTTTATGTTCAGTAGAATAGCTACAAGAGCATACCTTACGCGCACCGAAGAGGCAGAACATCTAGACATCTTCGTTCAATTAATCGACCTATACGAGGACTTTGTTAAGTCAGATTTCAACGATGTAGATGAGACATTGGAGACTTGTATGGAACAATATGTAGCTAACTTAATCGACTAAACTTATGAGAGCTAACGAATTATTAACCTACCTATTAGTACTAGGAAAGGAACGCGACCTATCAAAGGTAGAAGTATTCTATCGTACTGACAGAGACTCAAACGAAGAGCGTGTATGGCACGTCGAGGAAGACCTCTACGACGAAGAGAATAACTCAGAATTAATATCAATAATGTTTTTAAACGACCCAGCAGATATATAAAATTATGACCAAGCACGAAGCAACATTAGCCCTAATCCGCACTTACTTAGATGACTTGCGGACAAAATTAGATGAGAGACAATACGTTGATGGAGATTTCAACGAAGAAGAGTGTCTCATTAATGACATAGAAATACTTATTAACTCACTAGACTAAACACATATGAATCACGAAGACTTAGCCCACCTAATGTGGCTACTAAACAACAACAAGTAATGGCGAATCAACGCGAGAAAATTATCAATGCGATATTAGATTGTCGCATTGACCCAGTGGAATATCGGGAGATGGAACACTTAGCAAAGTTGTACACGGACGACCTAGTCGACGTGTTGATTAACGAATTGTATGAACTGCATAAAGCCTTGGAGGATAACATCTCTAAGGCTAACACAGAGAATCTTAAACTACTAGAAATTATAGCAAATGGCAACACATTTCAACGTGATAATTAATCCTTTCAAGCAAAGGATGTGTGTATACGCTCGTGTCAACAAGGTTGAATGCGAGACATTAATAGATTATCTAGAACTAGACGAGTGGCATACCTTCGAGTTCAACGGGAATGTGTTTGACCTTCACTTGTTATATGAGGAAGATGTAAACGTAAGTATCTATGATGTAACAGCTAATCTTACATCAGACTACAACGCCCCGTGCCCCGTTAAATTAACCATCAGAACCAGAGATGAATTCTAAGAACACCTACGTTGACCTATTAGAGGTCATCATAATTATTTCAGCAATATGCTTAGCTTATTATTTAATTGTATTATAAAACCAAACAAAAAAATGAAAAATCAAGAAAAAATTGAGTTCGATTACGCGTTGTATCAGTTAGGGTTATATGACGCCTACAATCAAGACAGTACAAGTAATACGCCTTTTGAAATCATCTCAATTAGAGATGGATATGCAATTGGCTGGAAAGATAATGTCGCCACTGGTACTCATATAAGCAAAATCTACCTAGTCAAACGCCCGCGTAAGGTATGGGTTCATATCATCGAATCGCCTGAGGGTTTACTTACGTCGCGCGTTACTGATTACCAAGACGTATCTACCTACAAAGGAAACACATTAGTTAAACAAATTGAGGTGGAAATTTAATGGGCAGAGCACATAAGCGATATCACATAATTGATTGCGAGTGGTGTGGATTTACAAATACTCCTGACAAAATAATGAAAGAATGGGAGAGACGCGACCCACACTACTCTATGTCCTACCCTTGCGAGTCTTGTGGTGGCACTTTAAGCGCCAAACTTAGACCGAGTGGACACTTTACTTTACGCTACGATGGAAAGTCCCGTAGAAGAAAACTAATTGAGGCGGGGTCTACAAGGCTTCGCCTCCCTATCCCCAAAGAATATGAGAAAATTATCTAATGAGTTAGTGATAATCATTGTTGGCGTAGTCTGTATAATAGGCGTAGCGGTAACATTGTATTTATCACGAGCAACAAGTAAGTACACAATCAAGACCGAGTTCAGCACCTATTGCGTTAATACGTTTAGGATTTACGGACACGGCATCACCTTCACATCGGTAGATGGCAAGGTAGTAATCACACAAGGAAATTTTGAAATCATTTTAAATAAATAAGACAATGGAAGTTTTAAATCAATTAATAGAAGAAGTAGAGGAGAGAATCAAGAATAATGGCTCAGATGAAATAGTAACACTTGGAGTTTTGCTTAGATTATTACAAGAGACAGAGTATTGGGTAAGAATTAATCAATCATAAAGAATTAGATAATGCCAGAATTTACTGCAGAGGTAGAGATATCCGAATGGGAGTATGTGCGGGAGTGCACAGACTCTGAGGTTTCAAGACTAATCAAAGAAATACAAAATCAACACGAAGAAGTTTGGGAGTATGAACTAAATAAGTACAAAACAGAGTTCAAAGCCCCTGATACTAGCTCGCTTGCTACGAATGAATTCTTCGAGGCAATGCAATCTATCAGTAAGAATCATCTAAGATTATCCTTGGAACAAGAAGAACAAATTTTAAACATTGCTAAAACATTATAATACTATGGAATCACGAAGAGAATATTTCGCAACTAGAACAAAAGCAGACGAATGCGCTTTTGCAATACCTGCCTTTGAGACGCCGAAAACCGTATGGAATGAACCTCAATATGGTTTAACAAAGCGCGAATATTTTGCCTCGATGGCTATGCAAGGATACTTATCATTTGCAGGCGGATATAATAAGCAAGGCATTGCTGAGCGGTCAGTAGATGCAGCAGACGAATTAATTAAAGAACTTAACAAAAAATAACATTATGAGAAAAGTAGTAGGAACATATTTAACAGAATCAGGTGCGAGAAAAGAAATCTTTGAGGTTTTCAATCCTAACGTAGACACAAGTAAGCTAATCCAAGGGCAAAAATATCTCGTGGAGTACCGACTAATGAACAAGTTAGTATCTGACTTTGGAGTATTTCTTGAGGGGACGCCAGACTTTCGTACATTAATCTTTATAGACCCGCGTGAGACGTACAGGACTATTGGTATTCCGACAATGAATATAAATAATCTAACATTAGTTGACTAATTAAAACTTATGTTGTACATTTGAATTGTACAATCGTATGAGGTGAAGTTGCGGTTATCTCATTCGGTATTCAAGGCAACTTGAACCGCCCCCTTACCTGCGCAACAAGGTTTGGGGGTTTATTTTTTATGGACACACAACCAACAAGCGAGGAGCTAGAGTTGATGTGCTATCGGGCAATACTTGACCTTCGAAAGGTTCGGCTTCAGCAAGAGATTAAAGACTACTCTCAATTGTTTAAGTACGCTACGCCCGAGATGACATCTTACCCTAGATTAGTTAAGATAGTAGATGGAATGGTGCGCGACCTGAGCGCGATAAACGAAGAGTTAACAAAGGCAATATGAATTTTATAATAATCCCTTATGATTTATTGGCGCGAACAGACTTATCCGCATCAGAAAAAAATCTGATGGGATTAATTCATAGTTTGTCTGCTAAGGAGGGATACTGCTTTGCAAGTAACCAGTACTTAGCGAGCGCTTTGGGGATGAAACTTGAGGGAGTTAGAACCTGCTTAAATAGTCTTGAGAAGAAGTCTGTTATTAGTAGAAACATTAAAAGAAAAGAGAATAATGAGGTTGACTATAGAGAAATTAGATTGCTTACCCCTCTGGTGTCAGAACACCATACCCCTCTGGTGTTAAAACCCCATACCTCTGGTGTAGAAACACCACATAATAAAGAAACTAATATAAAAGTAAATAATAACTCTATTGAACGCTTTGAAGAGTTTTGGAATATCTACAATAAGAAGGTAGGTAAGGACAAGACTAAGGCTAAATGGTCTAAGCTAAAAGAGAAAGAGATAGACGCTATATTTAAGGCACTACCTAGTTACATAGCTAACAGAGAAGTTAAGTATAGGAAAGACCCAGAGCGCTACCTTACTCACCGAGTTTGGGAGGATGAGATGCCGAGCGATACGCCCGTAGCTATTCCACTATCAGCAACTAAGATTACAGAAATCATTATACCAGACAACTTTTAACAATGGCAAGAATACACGACACACTACTAGAAGCAGATATCATTGCCTACCTATTAGATAAACCACACCTAGTTAAGGACGCGGTTAAGATTATTAGTGAGACAGCGTTCACTTATGACCTCCACAAGGACGCATACTTGACGATGAGAGAGTTTTATTTGAATAATAAGGCATACACTCGTTTTGATATTTTTAAGCCTCTAAGCGACAGTTCTCGCTTCTTAGCAGATGAACCTACGAAGCTACTAACAATGACGCCTAAGACAACAATTGAGTTGACGTCGGCGTGTCAAGAGTTAAAGTCCTTAGAGCAGAAAAGAATCTATCAGTCAATATCTACTGAATTAGGTAGAGCAATAACAAATGACGAGGACGTCTCTACCTTACAAGGCATTATCGACCAAGGTTCAACGCTTATCGAAACTAATTCAGCTAGTTCAGAAATCTATTCCTTATCAGATATCTATGATAATGTAATGGATAAATTAGAAGTTAATGCGGGAAACGTAAAGTTTTCGGGCATTGATACTGGCTCTCGCAAACTAAACTACGCATTAGGCGGATGGCAGGAGGGGATGATTGTTGTCGCGGCTAGACCTTCAATGGGTAAAACGATAACGGGTTTAGACTTTGCTAAAGCATCCGCCAAATCAGGTAAGCGCGTGCTATTTTTATCACTAGAGATGCCTAAGGAGTCGCTAATGTATCGCTATATTTCATCTGAGGCACCTGATTATAAGTACTCAGATATCAAAGCTAATCGCATCACGCAAGAGGATGTATCTAAGATTAGATTATCTAATGCTAGAGAACTTAAGCGCTTGCCTATATTCTTTTACGATTCAGATAATCGCGACATCAACTACCTGTCAATGGTATTGACAACTGAGTGTCGCAAGAATAAAATAGATATAGTATATATTGACTATATGCAATTGATTAGAGACAATCAGATGCGCGGGCAAGATGACTTCACTCAGGTATCATCTGTATCCAACAAGATACAAAAGCTAACTAGGAAGCTAAACATCCCAATTGTATGCCTTAGTCAGCTATCGCGTGGGGCTGAAGGTCGTAGCGACAAGCGTCCCCAATTATCTGATATCAGAAGTTCGGGTAACATCGAGCAGGATGCGTCAGTAGTTATTGGATTGTACAGACCTTATTACTATGCCCAAGCGGATGCGCGCGCGAATAACTTACCCGTACCTGACAACGATTATACGCTTGAGTTTATCATACTCAAGAATAGAGATGGAATGACAGGAGGTATTGTTCGGTACTGCGATGTGACTACAAATAGAATCGCAGATGAGGAGGAGGAATTGTTTAGGTTCACGGCAGTTGAGCCAGCCTACAAGAACTCTGTAATAAATAAGATAGAAGTTGACTTTGATAACAATGTAAAAATAGACCCTTTCTAATATGAACATATACCAAGAGCTTAAAAAGTTCTCCCACATCAAATACTATGACGAGCCTCATAAGTATTTCATAGAAGAGCAGGAGCTAATATCTGGAACTGGATTTCTTAAGCTATTCAAGCCTGAGTTTAACACTAAGGTGATGGCGCAAAAGACAGCTAATAAACTAGGTGTACCCGTTGAAGATGTACTTGCGGAGTGGGATTATAAGCGCGAGTTCGCGGGAATGAAAGGAACGCTAGTTCACAACTTTGCTGAGAACTACTGGTTCAACAAGATATTCCCTTATCACGCTCAACAAGTTATTGATAAGTTCGGCGAAGACCATATCAAAGAGCGCTACGATGTATGCGTTCAAATGTTCTTAGACTTTTATCGTGACGCCTCCCCTGCCCTAACACCTATTACAATGGAGTTAGTTATTGGGGACGCCGAACTTGGGGTAGGGGGTATGGTGGATTGTCTATTCTATAATGAGAAACTTAAGGAGTATCAGATATGGGATTACAAGACCAACAAACAGATACGAATGAAGTCAGAGTATCGCAAGAGGTTTAAAGCACCTATCTCTTTTATAGAGGAGTGTGAGTATGAAACATATTCGCTTCAGTTAAACTTATACAAGTATATCATAGAAAAGAATACCAATATCAAGATTGGTAGATTGTACTTGGTGTGGTTGTTTGAGGAGAATGAATCGTATCAGGTAATTGAATGTAAGGATTATCAATCAACAATAGAATTAATGTTTAAACACAAGAAATAATGGAATCAAAAACAATTTTTAAAGAAAATGACAGGGTCTATGTTACATCTTTAGGATGGGGCAAGGTTATCGATGCAGGATGTTCTACTCAAACTGGATGGGTAGGAATAGAAACTGATGAGGGTAGAATAATTCACGTTGATACCTATTTAGTATCCTTCACCGAATATACCCTTGAAGGATTCAGCCAAGAGCGACCTGAAGAATTACCTAAGCCAGGGGATATTGTTTGGGTTAGGGATACGGAGTACGATAGCTGGATGATTACATACTTTAGAAGATTTAGCACTGATGCTAAATTAAGATATGGGACTAATTCGAAGAACTCAGATAATTCACAATACATCTATTATTATAGATACTTAACAACCAAAAACCCATACGAGAACAATTAAACCAACCAAACAATGAAAGACATACTAAACAATGAGATAGAAGACATCAAAGAAGGTGTCGGAATCTATCTAGTAGATGCCTATATGAGAGGCTACGAGCACGGCGAACAGAGTCAGTTTTTGATTAATCAGAAATTATCTAATCCCAAGTTAATCCTTGGCGATTTCATCAAGTTTATCAAGAAGTACAAGATGACATCTGTTGATGGAAATATTATGTTCGCTGACAACGAATACGTTTATATGGATGAAAATTTAGTAGCAAGATTCTTATTACTATACGACTATGACGCGGAGTAAACTAATCCTTCTTAACAAGACTAAAAGGTATATCACTGAGCTTGGATACTTTTACTATATGGTTCCAGACGCGGGCAGTGTAATGTTATTGAAAGATGGTGGAGATAATAACCACTACCTGATGATTGTAATCACGGGACGCAACAGACTATGGGAATACGAGCGACGTTATCTCAGTATAGCTACGTTATATCCTGAGAAATTTGAAGATGTGCAAAAAGGAATCGCTAAATATTTAGGAAAATGAAACTATATACAGAAGAGCAAGTAATATCAATGTTGGGTTATGACAAAGATAAACCTACCACTATATTGAAGACAATTTTAGTAAGGTATAAGCCTATTGAACTACCAAGTGATGATGATATAAGAAAGCAATCTTTTGATGCGTCCATAACACCAACGTCATTTCAAATAGGTGCTCATTGGGTAATTAATCATATTAAACAACAAAACAATGAAGACAATAACAAGATCAGTAATTAAACTTTCAGAGATACCTGAAGAGTTGCAAAAATGCGACGAGTTAATTGGTCATAAGATACATACTTATGCAGAATTTCATATGGATGATGAAGTAAATACTGGATTGGGTGTATGGTTAATTAATTCTTATCCTACACTAAAACGTAAGATTAGTTTCCTTATTCATATAGATAAATAAGACAATGGAAAAAGACGAGTTCGTAACTAGAAAGCAAGCATTAGCCCTAAAGGAATTGGGGTTTGATGAACATTGTTTAGCAACTTGGGAGAAAGACATTAAATATCCTCAGCGATGGGATTGGGATTTTGAACTACGAAATTCTACTAATCAAGAGGACGAAGTTGAATGTACTGCACCACTTAAACAACAAGTATTTAGATGGTTTAGGGAGAAGTATGACTTACACCACATAGTAATATGGGATTCTGATACCAACAACTTTGACGCAGGTTTATTTGGAGAGCTTGTCGTTCCATTTTTAAAAGATACTATTTTTCCTACCTACGAAGAAGCAGAGAATGCTTGTATAGATAAACTTATAGAGATATCTAAACAACAAGACAATGGATAACATTTATTGGAGAACAGAAAAACCACCAAAGGTTGGTCAATACATCGTTAACATTGGCGCTAATGGTATCAGTTGGGGATGGTGGGATGGCAACAATTGGAGAAAATTATGGCACGAATATCAGATAGATGTATCTGGTTGGTTGCCTACACCTTTGCATAAACAACAAGACAAATGACATACGAAGAAGCACAAGAAATATCATTACAAGTAAAGTGGAAAACAGATACTTGTAGTCAAGGTGAACAATGTTGGTGCAGAACTATTGTACCTGTAGTACCTATTCTATATAGCGAATATGAAATGATTGATACAGAACAAGAGTATACAATAGTGCGCCCAGGCGAACTTAACGAAGACTTAGCTGAACACTTTGTTAGATTACATAATAATTGGATAGATGATGATGGTTATTAAACAACAAGACAATGGGATGGAAATCAACAATTGATATAACAAGAACGCAGGCACTTGCGCTTGTTATGGATTACGCATTACAATGCGGAACTCTGTCGGACTCAGAGCTAGAGGATTTATTAGAGACTCTTGGCTACGGAGACAATCAGACGCTACCTTATTTTGGATATAATTTTAACATAAATAGACAACAAGAAAATGAATGATGAATTTAAAATATACGAAGACAAACTAAAAATGTCCGACACAGGTGGCTATACAATTAAAGGTTTTATCCCATCCCCATCCCCGTTTAATGTAAGATTTAGTTGGAAAGACGAATCTATTACAATAGAATTAAAGGAGGGCAAGGATGTGCTAAAACTTGCATCAGTTTTTTCTTTAATGCTAACAGAAAATGGTATTGAACACAATATTAAACAAGAAAACAATGAAATGGTATAAATCTTACAATATGACTACCCATAAAGTAGGTCATTATATAGGGGAAGAAATAGATATAGATGCTGACAAGTGGACAATCCCCAAAGAAGTATTTGTAGCTAAGGCTGAATTCTTTGAATTATCTCTAAAGAAGAAAAGGTCTACGTTAAGAATGATTATTTGGTGGGCAATTAAAGAATATATGAAATGCCTGATATAGCAATGTGCTGGGGAGAAAATTGCCCCATTAAAGAAACGTGTTATCGTTTTACTGCCACCCCAAGCAAGTGGAGGCAGTCGTATTTCGCAGAGACTCCTATTAAAGAGGATAATACTTGCGAGCATTTTATGGAGATATGGAATAAACCTAAAAAGGAAGATGAACAATAAATGCACCTTGGAAGAATATAAGGGCTGTTGTTGTCAATGCGAGTATAGCACCCCTTTAATGAAGCATCCATTCAATAAAGAAGTTGGGAATGGAAGAATGAATGAGGCAATGGGATATGCTTGTATTGGCTTCTTTTCTTTAGGCGAAAAGGTGGCTCATTTTTTTGAAAACGAACACGGTATGTGCGAACTATTTAAACAGAAGAACGATGGAAAATAAACAAACACCAGTCGAATGGCTAGAAGAGTTGTTGCACTTTGAATGTAAATATAGTCTTAATAATGAAGTAATAATTAATTATGATGTATTAGATAACATTATTATGAAAGCCAAACAAATGGAGAAAGAGCAGATAAAAGATGCTTGGTTATATGGTCAAGATGATGGAGCTACTATTTGTACTCCTAATCAACAAGAACCAGAAGAACAATATTATAACGAAACATATGGAAAAATTAAATAGAGGTGACAAGATTTTTCTTGATTCAGAGAACAAAAAAGAATCATTTGTAAACGATTACTTGGAATGCAGGGATGGAATTGTTGAAGTTTACGAATACACTGACCAATCTGGATACGGTTCAAGAACAAGATTGTTTTTATGCAAAAATACAAAACACGAATCAGTAAGTATAATTCGGCAAATCTGGAGTGACTATAATAAGGAATGGCTTGAGGAATATATGGTCTTTGACACAGATTCTTTCTTATTCCTAGAAGCATTAGTTAATGGCAAAAAAGACGAATACTGTGGAACGTATTCTCTTGTAAGAGATTATTAAAAAAATAAAAAAACAATACAATGGAAACCAAACAAATTACATTTAAAGAGGCATTAAAGATTCTTGATATCGAGGACTATCGAGAAAGAATATTCAATAGCAACTCTCGTGGCGAATTATACCACCTACAAGATTACATTAATTTAGCTAAATTTTTCAAAGACTATCCGACAGCAGTACCCGTATTCAAGAAGCACTTCGAAGAAACAGTGGAAGATGCATATAAGAACTGGGAAAGACCCCAATCCGTATTTCAACATTTAAAAGAAATGTTATAAATAATAATCTGATGGAAACTAACACAGAAGAACCCAAAGAGTTAATGCGACTTACATCCGATGGACAACTATACGTTGATGGAGAACTTGTCCCAGAAGAAGTTATTAAAGAGACGTTTAAACATATTTTAAATCAAGAAGATGGCAAATAAACAAACGGCGGTAGAATGGTTGGTATCGCAAATAGAAGATTTTCATTGCTTATTACCTGTTGATATGATTGAGCAAGCCAAACAAATGGAGAAAGAACAAATGCTTGGATTTTATACAAGTCAAATATTTTTTGACGATAGTTTGCCTTCAAGATTTGAACAATATTACAACGAAACTTATGGAAAATAAATCAATATACCTTTACCCATATGTGTTCTGGAGGAACGTATATGAAGACCTATGGTACGCTATCCCTCGCGAGCATTACTCCGAGTTTTGGAACGGCAACAAAGACGTCGCTATGAAGGCGCGTTATATGGAAGACTTAGTTAAACAATTAACATACGACGAAGATGAAGAAGATTAAATTAATGTACTACAAGTCAGAAGATACAAACGAGGTTTGTATTGTAGACTACAACGAACTTAAAGTAAATTTTTATGACAAAGCGGGCAACCACCGATACCGATTATTGGGGGCAATCAACGACAGAATTGAAGCTAATCTGTCCTATAATAAATGGACTAAAACAAATGCAGCCACTATCAACAAATTCAGAGATGCAGTTCAAGAGATACAACTTCAGGAGAGTTAGAGGTTACTACCTTAAACTCGGGGGCATAATATACCGCGCAGAAAAATATCAGGATGTTCCTAGAGAATTGCGCTATAACGTTGTCCCCCATATTAGATTATTTGAATGGTATTTTTATAAGGTAGATGTAAGATGGCAAACGATGCAAAGAATGAAAACTATGAAAAAGCAATCCAGTGGGCTACTGAGTACCTTGAGAAGAATACTGAACCTAGAGAAGTAAGGTATAAGCAGGGTATCATTTGTCATAGCGACATTGATATGATTAGAACCAATCTCAGTAGATTGATTCATTCCAAAGGACGTGCACAACAGGCATCTTACAGGGCAATAAGGGAATTTAAAATTTATTTGTCCCAAAATTTGACTTAACAAAAACGTTTACCTACCTTTGGGTCAGGGTTAAAAACAGTTAGTCACCATATTACCGAATAGCACGAAGTCTCGGTGTGAGTAGGGAGGGAGCAAAACATAGTTATCTGAGTTGGTGTGAGGATAACTATATAGTCAGGTGGCGGAATATATGCCTATTATTGGTTGCAAGCAATAAAAAAGCATTGGTAGACGCAATCGTAGAAGCCGTGAGATGAATGCTATATAGACTCACAACGATTAGCAATTTGCAGGTTCGAATCCTGTCCTGGCTACAAGGAGTGTCAACCTCAAGTGCTGGTTAGTATTAAAACACTATCCGTATGAGCCCATCAAAGTTGGTGACAGCTGGAAAGACAGCAATTTAGTCAGGTGGCAATTGGTGCTACAGCTGCTTCGGGGGCTGTTCCACACTCCCTGTAATGGGGAGTACAGGTTCGAATCCTGTCCTGACTACTAGAGAGAACCGTTAGTTTTCGGCTGCTTACAACTGAAAAACTGGCATACGTCACACTCTATGACAAGCGGGGAAAGACCTGCGCCACGAGAAAAGGTGGATTGGGTAACGCAGGCTTCGTGGAGAAGTCCGATGATTAAACTGCAAATACAGGAAGTAGACCGAGCTTTGTTACGTACTTGGGGTAGCTACCAAGAAAGCATAGGATGTATGAGCGGTCATCAATATGGTTCGATTCCATATTTCTCGACTAGATAAGGTAATGGATAACAAGCGAACTCAGGTTCGATAAGGCTAAACGGCAAGCTTCTTTTGAAAGACCATATTGTGGGTTCGAATCCCACCCTTATCTCTAGATTTAAAATATGATAAAGAAAATAATACTAGACCGTATGAAC